AATCATCAGGTTTGGCGATGCTAATATGACCATTAAGAAGTCCAACCCTAAACGGCGCAAATCGTTTCGTGCACGGCACGGGTGCGATACAAAGAAACTTGACAAGCTGACGGCCCGTTTCTGGTCTTGTAAGATGTGGTGACGGGATGAAGATTGACATACAACATGTTTTTTCTGTCTTGGGCTTGGCTTTGTTGGGCTGGGCATCGTTACAGGTGTATCAGTTAAACGCTAATGTTGCGGTGGTGTCGTATAAAGTTGACGAGAACCACGATATGATAAAGCCTATGTGGCAAGACTTTTTAATACGGAGGGCCAAGTATGACTTTATCCCGATCACAGATGTCCAAACAGATTTCCACGCCTCCAACACGGAGAAGAACAAATGACGAAAGACGCTTGCTACAAGAAAGTAAAAGCACGTTACAAGGTTTTCCCAAGCGCCTACGCCTCGGGAGCAATAGCAAAATGTCGAAAGGTGGGCGCGTCAAAGTGGGGCGAATCTTCTAAGAAGCGTAAACGTCCTGTTACAAAGAAGTTAAAAGACGGGGGCTTTATTGCCCTGGGCTGTGGCGAAGTTGCAGAGAATAGACGCAAAGAAACAAGAACCTTCTGATGGCTGTACGCAAATCAAAAAAAGGTGCGGCACTCAAGCGTTGGTTCAAAGAGGGCTGGGTAGACGTCAAGACGGGCAAGCCTTGCGGTCGCAAGAAGGGCGAGAGCCGAGGCACTCCGTATTGCCGTCCAAGTAAAAGGGTGAGCTCAAAAACACCTAAGACGTCTAAAGAAATGACAGCGGCGGAAAAACGTAGTAAGATACGTGAGAAGAATAAACTTGGACAACCTGCGGGCAAGCCTCGTAGAGTGTCCGCCGCTAAACGTAAAACAAAGGAGTATTGAAGATGGCGCAACCTGGAAAATTACCTAAAAAGCGCAGACGCCAAGGGGCTGAACGAAAGGAACTTCGTCAGTCACTTATTAAGGAATTTAGGGACGACAAACCTGGGGCACCTCCCACGACCGCAGAACGCGACGTTTTTCGCGGCCTTGCCCGTGGCGACTTTGAGGAAGACCGCGCGCCAACATCGTCGACGCCACTGTATGACGAACTTCCCACTCCACTGCGCGTTCCACCTAAAAAACTCGACACGAAGTCTAGCGGCCGTGGTGATGGGGATGCTGAACGCTTAGATCTGATAAGAAAAGAAGTTATTAGGAATAATTCATCTATTGGCAAAGATGGTAAGTTCACGAGCAGTATATCCGGTAAACGCTACATGAACGGCGGCATGGTTATGTCTGGCCGCGGTGTACGCGACACAAAGATGAGCTAATACAATGACAGTATCAAACTCAAGAGACTTTAATCTCGACGTCAGTGAGGTCATCGAGGAAGCATTCGAGAGGTGCGGGATTGAAGTCCGCACAGGCTATGACGCTCGTACCGCTCGTAGGTCTCTGAACCTGATGTTTGCGGAGTGGGCTAATCGTGGCCTGAATATGTGGACCGTGAAGCAGGGCACTGTGACCCTGACACAGGGGCAAGCGGAGGAGACGTTGCTTGCCGATGTGGTTGATCTGTTGGAAGTAACGCTACGAAGAAGCGGCACGGACTTCACTATTGACCGTATTAGCCGTGGTGATTACGTCACGATACCGAACAAAACAACCCAAGGGCGGCCTAGCCAGTTCTGGTTTAACCGTCAGATTGCGCCTGTGATTAACCTTTGGGCTGTTCCTGAGAACTCCACCGACCAATTGATCTACTACTACTTACAGCGGATTGATGACGCGGACACCTTGGTAAACACTACGGATATGCCTTTCCGGTTCTTCCCTTGTATGGTTGCTGGGTTGGCCTATTATATCGCCATGAAACGAGCCCCTGACCGTGTTCAGATGTTAAAGTCTGTGTATGAGGAAGAGTTTCAGCGCGCCGCAGACGAAGACGAAGATCGTGTTCCGTTGAAGTTACAGCCTAGCATTCAGTATCTGAGGGTCTAATGACATTTGCATCTGGTAAAAAAGCATGGGGAATATCAGACCGCTCGGGCTTCCGCTATCGTTTAAAGGATATGAAGAAAGAGTGGACTGGTGCGCTTGTTGGGCCGGATGAGTTTGAAACTAAACAGCCTCAGTTAAGGTCGCCGAAGGTTACGCCTGACCCGCAAGCTCTTCGAAATCCTCGGCCGGAGCAAAACTTAGCGGAGCAACGGAACATACAGTACGGGTTTAATCCTGTTGGGTTTAACAGCATTCTTGGTTTAACCCCCCCTAGTAATTTAGAATCTGTTGGCGGAATAGGCACAATAACAGTAACCACTGTTGTGAACCCAGATGCGGAGAACATAGCGTATATGGCAGGACTGTCTGCGCCAGCATTTGTTGATTCTGTTACAGTTATTTCTGGTAGCTCAACAGCTTCAAGATTTGATAGTACATCTGTAACATTAGATTCCACCACAAAAACATTTGACGAGGGATAAGACATGACAAAGCAAGCAGTAGGCATAGGATCATCGGCTAACGATGGAACAGGAGATACTCTTCGTTCAGGTGCAGATAAAATTAATGATAATTTTGATGAAGTATATGCAGCTTTAGGAAACGGCACGACACTAACGGACATAATAAATTCTGATGGGATTATAGATGTAAGTTCTGGTGCAAACAGAATTGTGTTTTATTATGCAAATCTTAGCGACTTACCTAGTGCGGGAACATATCATGGCGCAGTGGCGCACGTTCACGCGACGGGAGGGTTGTACTTCGCACACGCTGCCGCATGGGTTAGATTAAACGATGAGACAACTGGCCCTGTGACTAAATATACTGCGGGTGTAAACGGATCGTCCGCATTTACATTTACAGGACCTGGAGCTACTTCTGGCAACAACCCGAACTTTACTTTCTACAAAGGCCACACGTACCTCCTAAATAACTCGGCTAATGTAAGTAGTCATCCTTTACAAATAAGAGTCTCATCAGGAGGGTCTGCTTTTACAACAGGGGTCACTGAGAACTATAGCTCTACTACAGGGTTAACACAGTTCATCGTACCGCACGAACCAAGCGATACATCTTTAGTGTATCAATGCACAAACCATAGTGGTATGGTTGGAAACATAACAATAGTGTGATGACATGAGTTTTACATACACGCAGTTAAAGACTGCAATTCAAAATTACACGGAAAACAACGAGACATCTTTTGTCTCGAACCTTCCCTTGTTCATAAGACTTACCGAGGAACGGATTCTAAAGAACGTCCAGCTTAGTTTGTTTCGCAAGAACGTGGCTGGTGCGATGTCTGCGTCGAACAAGTTCTTGTCGGTTCCTAGTGACTTCTTAGCCCCGTTCTCCTTATCGTTTACGGACAGTAGCGGCGATACAACCTTTGTAGACTTCAAGGATCCAGAGTTTGTGCAAACGTACACCCCTAATTCTGCTACAACTGGGGCTCCTAAATACTATGCGATGTACGATCTAGATAACTTTATCTTAGGTCCTACACCTAACAGTAGTTATGTTTCGGAGCTTCATTACTTTTATCGTCCTGAGAGCCTGACAGAGAGCACTTATACGTTGACTCTTACCAATGTTACAGGGACGTTTACTGGGCTCGACACAATTACGGGCGGCACAAGTGGCGAGAGTGGGGGTCTTTCCGCTGTTCCGACGACTACCTCGGTAGTCGCGGTAATCCCTAGCAGCAACTATATTGTAGGTGAAACAATTACAGCCAGTCCGAGTGGGGCAACAGCCACCGTATCTGCGATTGGCCCTGACACCACATTATCATGGTTGAGCGAGAACGCAGAGATGGCGATGCTTTTCGGTTCTTTATCTGAGGCGTATCTTTACATGAAGGGCGATCCTCAAACTATGCAGATGTACATGCAGAGATTTGGTGAAGCAGCGGGCAGGTTGAAGAACCTGGGCGAGGCTCAAGAGGTTACGGACGAGTACCGCACGGGTCAACTCATTCGCGCCAAAACATAAGGAGATTAACGTATGACTGCATCTTTCCCAGTAACCATGTCAAACGATTTTAAAGTTGAAGTCGTGACAACAAACAACCGAGGGTTTACCCCAGAGGAAGTTGCCCAACGCTGTGTTAAAAAGATCATTGCTATTTCTGAGAACGCGCCTCCAGCTATTCGGGAACAAGCTAGAGAGTACCGAGACTCCGTAGAAAAAACTGTTGCGCTATATATGCGACAGGCTATCCAAAGCGATAGAACTACGGTATATAATGCAATCAAAGATGCTGGTCAGCCAAAATTGGCCGAGTATATAAAGGAAATGTAAATGGCTTTTAATGGAAACTTCTTATGCACCTCGTTCAAAGTAGAACTGATGAAGGGTGTTCATAACTTCACGGTAGCAAGCAACCAGTTTAAACTGGCTATGTATACTAACAGCGCCACCTTTACGGCGGACACTACTGCATACACCTCTGGCAACGAGGTCAGCGGCACAAACTACACCGCGAAAGGAAATTTCCTGACCAGTGTTACGCCGGTCGCTATTGGCACAACAGCTTTGGTTGATTTTGCGGATGAGGTGTTTTCTAACGTAACCATCTCGTCAGTTCGAGGCGCTTTGATATTTAATGAAGCGGCTACGGGCGACCCAACGGTAGCCGTGTTAGATTTTGGTGCAGACAAAGCGGCTAGTTCTGGCGACTTTACCATTGTATTCCCAACAGCGGATGCGTCTAACGCGATTATCAGGATAGCCTAATGTCTACTAAAGTAGCGTTTATAGGTTGGAACAGTGCAACAAGAGCTTGGAATACAAGCACTTGGGACACGAGTCCTGCTTTTACGCTCACTGCTACAGGGGCTATTGGTCAAGCAGTTCAAGAAGGCGATGCGGTTGTATCTGTTACAGGGTTAGCAGGAACATCTGCGTTAGGTAACATCTTTTCTACAAACGTGGGGCTTAGTTCTACTTCCTCAATCGGTGCTATTTCTATAACAAGAGGCGATAATGCTTTTGTTACTGGAGTTGCGGGCACAACCGCCTTGGGCGGTTTCTTTACCACTAACACAATGACTGACGTGAAGATGACGGCCTCGGTCAACAGTGCAACTGCTGGAGCAGTTGGTAAGGCTAATGTCTCGGTAACTGGAGTTTCATGTTCCGCATTAGTAGGCGAGATCGAACAACCTTGGGGGTTAATTATACCGTCCCAAGTGTCAAATTTCACGGGGGTCACCCCTTCGCAAACTCCGTCTTGGACGGACGTTGCAGCATAGGATAAACAAATGGCAAGTGTATATACAAATAATCTCCGCCTTGAAGAAATCGGCACTGGGGAACAGTCTGGTACTTGGGGCGACACAACAAATACGAACCTAATACTAATAGGCCAAGCGGTTGCTTGGGGAACTAGAGCTATTGCGAACGCATCCACGGACAACATTACGATTACCGATGGTGCGCTAGACGCGGACAGGTGCCTTGGGCTAAAGCTCACCGGCGGCGGACAGGCTTGTACTGTTACGCTCTTGCCAAACACCAGTTCCAAAACTTGGTTCATGTATAACGCAACAGCGGCGGCTTTGACCTTCACATGCGGCAGTGGTGCTAATGTAATCATTCCTGCGGGTCAGACTAAAGTTATTGCGACAGACGGCTTGGGGACAGGTGGCGTGGTTCACGATCTTCTTACTGCTGTTAACCTAGCGGGAATAACTCAAACCGCGGCAGTAACAACTCAAGGCACATTAACAGTCGGCGTAGACGACACGGGCTACGATGTTAAATTCTTCGGTGCTACATCAGGCAAGTCTTTGCTCTGGGATGAGTCGGCAGATAGTTTGATTGTCACTGGCACAACCACTCTGGTGGGCACAACTAACCTGGACGCTGTTGATATTGATGGCAACGTGCAGTTAGACGGTACGTTTACTGTAGGCGTAGACGATACGGGCAAGGACGTTAAATTCTTCGGCGCTACTTCTGGCAAGTACACTCTGTGGGACGAGAGTGCAGATACGCTGTATGTTTCTGGGGACCTTGCTACCGTCACCGCAGGTACATCCAACTTTGTTATAGGTGTCAACGCAGGGGATGCAATAGACGCTAACGGGAACTACAATGTCTGCGTAGGCGATGAGGCAGGTACTACGCTTACCTCGGGCGACCATAACACATTAGTTGGCTTTAATTCAGGAGCATTACTACTTACTGGTGGAGAAAACACTTTACTGGGTGATGCGACTGGTGAGGCTTTAAGTGTTGGTATTCAAAACGTAGCCGTAGGATATTTAGCATTAACAAATGATACAAAAGGTAGCACCTCAACTGCTGTAGGCATTGCTGCTTTAGCTTCACAGAACTTTACTTCAGCTACAAATAGTCTCAACACAGCAGTTGGCTATGAAGCGGGAACCACCCTCACTACGGGCCTCAGAAATGTGATGGCGGGGCATCGTGCGGGGGTGCTTGCAACTACCCCAAATGACCTAATTGCTATTGGCTTTGAGGCTGGCGGCGGTGCTACAATGACAGGAAACAACAACATCCTTCTTGGCACAGACGCTGGACACGATCTGACTTCGGGCGCTGGGAACGTCTTCATAGGAACTGAGGTTGGAGATAAAACAGATGACGGTGCAAGCAACGTAGGAATAGGGCTTAGGGCATTAGGCGCTAATTGTGGGAGTTCAAACGTAGCAATAGGTAATAGCGCTTTGGCAGTTACAACATCCGCAGAAAATACAGCGGTTGGCTCTCACGCAGGTTTTTCACTAACAGATGTTTCAGGCGGGGTATTCGTTGGTAAACACTCTGGTCTTTATGCTACTACGGCAAGCAACTCTACTTTTGTAGGGCACCAAGCGGGTCAAGGTATTACAGGTGCAAAACTTACAGGGAACAGCAACACTGCAATTGGAACAAATTGTGGGCTGTTGCTTCAAGGTGCTGCTACAGAAAATACTTATGTGGGCAAAAATTGTGGGGCAGCTACAACAACAGGTGGTTACAATACAGCCATGGGGTTTCAGGCGTTTGATTCCAACACAACTGGAACTTATAATCAAGCATTCGGGCAGAATGCTTTACACACAAACAGCACAGCCTCTTACAATTGTGCCGTGGGAACCTATGCCTTAGCCACCACAAACGGGGCTGGAAATATTGCGATGGGGCATTACGCAGGAATATATGTAACATCAGGTACTTATAATGTCGTTTTGGGTTATGCGTCAGGGTATTCAAATAATGATGGAAACCAACTTACCACAGGTGGTAGTAATATCTTAATTGGCAACGCAGCTAATGTGGCTGCTGGTGGTAATAATAGTACAATCCAGATTGGCTCTGGGGTTGGGAAGGGCAACGGCACAGGGTTTATAACTCCCGGTGGTGGTGGTGTTTACCAAGGTAATAACGCCTCAACTTGGTCGCAGACTTCTGATAGACGCTTAAAGAAAAACATTGTTGACAGTACCATTGGACTTGCTGAAATAAACCAGCTTCAGGTACGCAACTTTGAATACCGCACTGAAGAAGAGATTACAGAACTTGATGGCAAGATAGACAAAGTTGAAGTTGAAGGAGTGCAAGTCGGAGTTATTGCTCAAGAGATACAAGCGATACTTCCTAAGTGCGTTAACGAAACATCTCAAGGTGTGCTTTCAGTAAACGCTGACAACCTTACTTGGCATCTGGTAAAGTCAGTACAAGAACTGTCAACAGCATTAGACGCAGCCTTGGCTCGTATAGCAACACTGGAAGGATAAGATATGCCTAATACATACACTTGGACTGTTGACAGTATGTCCACAATGCCCACCCCAGAATTAGATTTCGTGGTGAACATTCTGTGGACACTAACAGGTACAGACGGCACAAATACCGCAATTAGCGGCGGAAGCACTCGACTCACTCAAGTTGAGGGTGATGACTTTACTCCGTATGCAGACCTAACAGAAACTCAAGTTCTTGGCTGGGTGCAAGATGACCTTGGCGAAGAAGGTGTTGGTAACTTTAAAGAGAATTTAGACGGGCAGATCAACTCAATGGCAACCCCTCCCATAACCCCTACTGTAGAACCTCTACCGTGGTAATTTAACCCCAACCCCGAAAGGAGATCACAATGGCTGAGAAAAAAACAAACACCATTACGATCAACAATAAATCTTACACTGAAGACCAACTAACAGACACCCAGAAGGTAATGGTGAACCACGTTGCTGACTTAGATAGAAAGATTGGCTCTGCTAATTTTAACATAGACCAGTTGAAAATGGGACGTATGGCGTTTATGAATACGCTAACAGCATCTTTATCGACTGAGCCAGAAGAAGCAGAAATTGTAAACTAGGCGGAGTAAATGAATGCCCCTGACCAAACTCCAGTTTCGCCCCGGTATTAACCGGGAAACAACCTCCTACAGCAATGAAGGCGGTTGGTTTGACATGGACAAGGTTAGGTTCAGGTTTGGATTTGCTGAAAAAATAGGCGGGTGGATAAAAAGCTCACTCACCTTTTTTCTTGGAACGTGCAGGGCCTTGCATCCATGGGTCAGTCTAGCAGGTGACAGGTACTTGGGCGTTGGAACTCACTTAAAATATTACATTAACGAGGGCGGTCAGTATAATGACATCACTCCGATCAGGCTTATTTCAGGGGCTGGAGACGCTACGTTTGCTACTGGTGCCAACACAATAGACGGAGCCATAACCGCAACAGACATATCAATTCTTCTGGACAGCGTGGCGAGGTTCCCTGTTTCAGGAAGAATTAAAATTGGCAGTGAGGAAATGACTTACGCTGCTATATCTACCAAGACACTGATTGGCATAGTCAGAGGCGTGAATGGAACAACCGCAGCCTCGCATGCGGACGGTGTGGCAATTACTTGTGCAACAGTTAGCGTGACTGAGAACGCTAACGGAGTATTAGTAGACGATTTTGTAACTTTTACAGATGCCGCTGCGTTGGGTTCTGGTGGTTTAATTACCGCAGCAGTTCTCAATCAAGAATATCAAGTGACCGCGGTTGTGAACGCCAACGTATTTCAAATTGAAGCTAGGACTGTTTCCAGTATTGCTTCTATAACAACAACAAACGGGTTAAACCCCACCTTTGTGTTTTCTAACGCATCGGATAGTGGCACTGGTGGTAGCGCAACGGTTGCTACGTATCAAATTAATACGGGGCTTGATACAACTATTGTGGGCAACGGTTGGGGTGCAGGAACGTATGGCCGCGGAACTTGGAACTCTGGCACAGATCTTTTGACGTCTGGGCAAACTCTTCGCATCTGGTCCCATGATAACTTCGGTGAAAACCTACTGATTAATGTGCGAGACGCAGGGATCTACTACTGGTCAAAGGCTGGGGGCTTAGTTCCTGCGGTATCTCTTGATTCGTTAGCGGGTCAGATATCTGCTCCGACAATAGCGAAGAAGGTTTTAGTATCTGATCGAGATCGGCACATCATAGCGTTTGGGTGCGACAGTCAATCTAGCCCTGGCACTCAAGATCCTTTGCTCATTAGGTTCTCCTCCCAAGAGTCCTTGGTGGACTGGGCACCGACCCCGACTAACACTGCGGGCGATTTGCGCCTTGGCTCTGGGTCCGAGATTATAACTGCGATAGAAACACGTCAGCAGGTGCTGGTGTTTACGGACGTTTCGCTTCATGCAATGCAATTCCTCGGACCCCCGTTTATCTTCGGGATTAACACTGTGGCTGAAAACATTACTATTGCGGGGCCGTTGGCGGCTATTGCAGTGGAGGACAATGTTTTTTGGATGGGGGCAGAAGAGTTCTACGTTTATGGCGGGGCTGTTCAAAGATTACCGTGCACGGTTCGAGACTATGTGTTCAGCGATATAAACAAAGATCAGCTACAGAAGATAACAGCATCCACCAACACAGCGTTCTCTGAAATCTGGTGGTTCTATCCGTCAGCGTCTAGTTCAGAGAATGACCGGTATGTAATTTACAACTACCAACAGCAGATTTGGTACTACGGAACACTCAGCCGCACGGCATGGTTGGACCGTGGTGTGGAAAGCCTTCCTATTGCGGCGGCTCCAGATCATGTTTTATACAACCACGAGTCTGGATTCGACGACAACAGCACTACTCCTCCCACGGCCATTACTTCGTTCATCGAGAGCAGTCAGATGGATATCGGAGAAGGGGATCAGTTTGTATTTATCCGAAGGGTTATCCCTGACCTGACGTTTCGAAACAGTACCGCGATTACCCCTACAGCCAACATGACATTTAAAGTCCGCAACTTCCCAGGCGGGGCGTATCTTGAGACCAATTCTAAGAATGTTGTGAAGGCGACTACTCTTCCTGTGGAGCAGTTCACCGATCAGCTACACATACGTCTTCGGGGCAGGTCGTTTGCCTTCCGCATTGGCTCAACAGATACGGGTGTCGCTTGGAGGCTTGGATCTCCTCGGGTTGAAATACAACCTGACGGGTCCCGTTAATGTCCAGAAACTTAGTCCTCCCGTTCTTTCCTGTACCGCCCGAAGAGTACAATCAGGCGTATATGGTTGAGATGATGCGGTCGTTTTCTGTGTATTTAACTCAGATGCATAACCCAGGGGAGGGTCGGCACACGGGTCTTGCTCTTACAAACCTGCAAACGGATGATCAAGGTTTGCCTCCAGGGGAGTTATTTAACTACCACGACGCTTCTGGAATGATGGGCTTTGTAAAAATCGCAGTTGCTGATATAAGCAATTTAAGAGGCAACTCTGTAACAGGTGGCGTAGGAGCAGTAACGGTGACTATATCATGATCGGTACTATTATCACACTTAAAAATGGATCCCTCTGGAATCCTGCGACAAGTTCTGATACAGTCACATGTGAAAACTGTGAAAACGGGGTTGACACGCCAGAAGCTATCAGAGGCGAATCGTAATGGGTTTATTTTCCACACTCGGGGGACTGGCAGGGGCTCTTATCCCAGGCCTTGGACCTCTTATTGGCCCAGCCCTCGGCTCGGGCATTGGATCTTTGCTCGACGGAGACAGCCCAAAAAAAGCTATTCGGAACGCTGTAACTGCGGGGGTCATTGGTAAATTCGCGTCTCCATTCTTGCGTGAAACCAGTATTGGCAAAACAATCTCTGGCGCTCTTGGGAGCGCGGGCATCGGGACTTCGCAGGGCATCGCGGATTTAGCTACTCAAAATGCTGTGACCGCTAACGCATCGGCGGTCGTTGCCAATGAGTCAGTGGCGGGACTGGCTAAAAAAGCGGTTAAAGACAAAGGGTTTATGGAAGGGTTTTTGTCTGACCCCGTTAATCTTTTGGCAGCAGGGTCTATTGTGGGCGCAGCCGCAGGTGCCACTCAAGACCAAGATGCCTCAAAGCCCAAGTACTTCTCATTTCACACGGGCTCTCCGTTTGACACTATGGCAGAAGCCAGTGCCGAAGATCGAAAGTATGAGGAAAAAATGGGATTTAGTTACCCCATGGAATACTTGCCCGAGCCCACTACGTTAAGGCGCGCCCAAGGTGGCTTTATCGAGGGCCCCGGAACTGGGACCAGTGATTCGGTTCCTGCGGAGATTCGACAGGGCGGTGTCCCTGTACAGAAAGCGTTGTTGTCAGACGGTGAGTTTGTAATGACTGAGGCGGCGGTTACGGGCGCGGGCAACGGCGATAGAAAAAAAGGGGCAGCTAATATGTATGCCATGATGAGAGATTTTGAGCGAGGGCAAGCATAATGGCTACGCAAACTTCACAGAACACACAGATTACTGACATCCCAGAGTGGATGAAGAAGTATATGTCCTCTTCGGACAAAAACTATTCTGGCATTCTTGACGAAGCAATGCGTGGTTACAGGGCGCGTTCTGGCTCGATGACCGATGAGCAACTCCGCAACCTTAAAATGCCAACGCGCAGTGTTGCAGGCAGGACTGCTCTTCAGAACCAAGCAGAT